TCGCCAGTAAGTGACAATATCAAGTAGACGTTCCCTAGAACCGTGATTGGCTCAACTGCTACCAATGTGCTACCGGGTGTGTTTTCTGCTGCATCCGTCATTGCTTTGCTGACAGAGCCAGCAGTATTGTACGCACCGAGATTAGCCGTATTGAAATCAGCGGGTGAAAAAGGGCCGATAACTTGTATCTTGGGACTTACTGCCATCTAGGTCACCGCCTCAATCAGCGACTTCCCAGTGCAGACCATACTCCGCCGTCACTACCGCTCTCCGTAAAGTGGAGGGTAGTCCCAACTATACTGATTGGGTTCGCTTGTTCGGTCGTCGTTGATGGGCATACCATAGCCATCATGACGGTGCTGAGATGGCTTGACAAATCAATCGATGAGTCTCCATTTTCCCATGTTCCCGTCACTAACATTAAATCGCCCATTACGTGTACTCTTGTGTCAAATCCTACTGCCATTATTCATCATCTCCTATTATTTCTGTTTTTGTTTCTATTACTTCTGCCGGTTCTTCAACTGGTGCTTCCTCGACTACTGGCTCTGCTACAGGGGTTGGGTTCAAAACACCTTCTACCATTTCTAGCAGCGTGGTCTTGGTTTTGAAGCCGCCACCCACTTGTGTGCCTTTACCTGTTAACCACTCTGTGATTTTCGCCTTCGTCCATGCGGAGTCAGGTATACCGTCGTTTCCTAGGTCTTCATGAGCGCCTTCTATCACGAAATCAGCGCCAAGCCTCTTTCCCCATGTAGCAAGCCATTCATCAGACACCGTACATGGTTTTCTTCTAACCCAATCGGGCATAGATGTATCCAAGTTACGGCGTCTGTGCGATGACCCGATGTATGTTACAGTAGGCACTTAGCCACCTCAGTTGTACATTACCAGCATTTGTCCGGCTGTCACAGTTCCAGCAGTCTCCAATGTGACTACTAGTCCGCTGAAGTTTGCTCCCATTGCTACACCTGCGTTGGCTGTGCCGTTCTCGGTAAATACTGCTAGAATTGCACTTGCTCCACCGCTTAGTGTCACTGTTGCGCCATCCGTTGTTGAACCCAATGTGATTAGGGCCATCTTTGGTGCTGGGTCGTATCCGTTTGCTGCATCTGCGTTGATTGGATGAAATCCATCAAGTCCGCCGGGGTATGTACCACCTCGTGCTAGGTGTTCTGTTGTGTCATGCGAACCCGCTCTGAGTTCCCATGCCCCTACTAGGGTTGCTGTCGTACTGCTTCCTGCTACAATTAATTGTTCTGCCATATCTTTTCATCTCCGTTTATATTATCTCCAAGACAACCTCACTTAAGGTCTCTTATGCTCCCTTGTGCTCCGAAGAAAGTAGTCCATAGTTCTCCCATGGTTCTGTATAGCCCTTCTTGGCCCAATCTGTTTATTGCGAATGGGTCACCAGTTTCGATGCCGCTTTCGAAGTATTGTGTTGGAATTGCTGTGCTGAAGTATAGATAGTCAGTATCTAGGTAGTACATTCTGCTGATTCCATCAGGAAGCATATCCTTGGATGGAATGATTGGAACACCGTTGTATGTTGCTACGATGAATCCAGCCTCGATACCGGGTACACCCTTCACACCGTTGTATGTTGGGGTGATTCTCTTCTCTTCCATGAACCTCTGCTGGGATTGTAGCAGTTGCTGAATCCTCATTAGAGTGTCGTATCCAGTTAGGATGACTTTCGGGTTTCCACCACGTTTCCACATCTTTTGGAACATTTCGTCCATGATGTCTAGTGTTAGAACTCTTTGATTTCCTGCTGAAGCGTCTGCTCCACAGGATACTTCTGCATTTGCCCAATCGTTTGAACCTGCTGTCCTAGAAATCGAGTAGATGTCTAGGTCTCCTGCTGCATCGACGTGTGGTGTACCACCGCTTGTTCTTAATCCAGTCAAACCGTTGGTTGTACCGTCTGCTGCGGTCACTCTGTCTAGAGACTCGAAGTTGTTTCCTGCTTTATCGTTAACATCTGTTAAGAGCATCTTGTTAACCATTTCAGCGTGGTGCTTACCCATCTCTTCTTTCATTACAGAGCGGATATCTCCCATTCCATCATCCTTGTCAGAAAGGAAGATAGCAGTTTCAGACATATCGAATGTGTGAGCGATTGTCTTTGGTTTTGCTGCTACATGCTGGAATTTTGGCCTAACTGTCTCAGGTAGTGTTGCGTTTTCTGCAACTCCGCCGTGTAGCGTACCGTCGTTGTTAGGTCTCTCGGTTATGACACGCCATCCTGACCTGTCCCAAGGTTTCTTTGGTAGTATAGAGAAGGCGTTGAACTCTTGGTTCAGTTGTGACCAAACTTTGCGCCCATAGATTGCTTGGTATGTACCAGCAGTCGTAGACAGCATAGGGCTGTCAGCCTTCAACAATTCGCTACCACTGTATGAGTAGCCCATTGCGTTTCCTGCGCCATAGTAGTAGCGCTCCATGTCTGTTATTGTTCGTACGTAATTTCTTGCCATATCTTTTCATCTCCTATTATTTATTCTTGAGTAGTATTCACTCGAACGTCTTAGACGCCAAGTTGTGTACTTCCTCCCATGTCATTGTTGCTAAGTCTTCAGTCGAAGGAACGACCACGGATGGTGCGCTCTCGGACTTGCGGATTTCGCCTCCTTCGGAAGGAGTTGCTATTTCATCGATTCTTGCACCTAGTGCTTCGATGGATTTCTGTATCTCACCAAGAGGGCCACGTGCATCGAAGGCTAATGCCTCTGATTTTGCTACCTCGTCTTGTCTCTCAGCAGCGAAGCGAGTAGCGAATTGCTTCTCTAGGTTAGCCTTGAACTCCTGTTCTAGTGCTGCTGCTTTGTATACTTCGTATGCAGATTCTACATCTGCGTCGGATGCTGATGTCACGAAGTCGGATTTTTCGACTTTGCCACCGCTTCCAGTTGTTTTGCCGATAGCATTGGTAGACGGACTTCCGTTTTCCTGCACTCGACCTTTGACTTGACCTGTGTGCTGCTCGTATCCAGCATCCCACTCTTCAGGAGTAGAACCTAGATTGGCTTTCTCCAAGTCATCGAAGTGTGCTCGTGCAGATTCAGTGTCTACACCGCCACTCTTCAAGGTGTCTTCCATCCAGTTTAGGTACTCGGATGTAATGACGTCTGAGTACTCTGAAGATTTCTCGACAGTTGCTTCTGCGTCTGCCACTACTTCTTCAGTATCCTCGGATTTCTTACCCTCGTCTTTCTCGTCGGCTTTCTTGTCCTTCATTGCTGCTGCAAGTGCCGGTGGCATGGCTTTCTCCATGTCATCCAGTCTTCCCTCAAGGCGCGATAGAACATCGCCAAGTTGTTTCATCATTTCATTATCGTTCTCTGCTTCTGTCATTTTTGTCACTTCCGTGTTGTTTTTATCTTCTTTTAATATGCTGAATGTTGCTTCGGGATTGATGCCTTTTTCACAAATCGTTATTTCGTGTAGTTCCAGTTTGCTAATTTCTTGGTAATCGCCTCTTTTAGGGTCTGATTTTCTGACTCTCTTAAACGCTTGACCACCGATACTGAATCCTCTGAGAACGCCTTTTCTGATTTCTGCTGAAACCTCTTTTGCTTTCTCGATGTCGTTACGTAATTGTACTACTACAAACATTCCGACATCATCGACTTCGCTTTTCCACAACCTCCCTTCGCTATCTGTGTAATTCGGTACTACATCTCCAACTTGTATATTACTGTGAGCCAATTGAACGTTTCTGTATGACGGATTTTCCATGAATTTCCGAAATGCGTGTTTCAATGCCTCCTTTGTTATTACGTCGCCTTGCTTGTCTACAACTTCCACACTGGCATAGCCAGCGACAATGAGGTCGTTTCCTCCCTTGAGTACGACCAGTGGGTCGTCATCCTGTCTGAAAAGTTGTCTACTTCCGAGCACACTATCGGTAGGAACGTAATGCTTTACTACTTCAATGCTCCGGGACTACCAATCAAGGTTTCTACGAGGCATTTTCGTTATACTGCTTGGCATTTCGTGCCATCTTTTTCCTTCTTCCCGGATAATCATCAGGTTTCTCGGGGTCTTGCTCCGGGCGCTCTTTCATATCCCAATCAGGAAGACTCTCCTCGGCTATAAGGGACGTAGGGCCTCTAGGACTCTCAGTGCCATCTCCGACGTCTATGCCCAATCCCCTTCCTCCACTCATGGGGTAATGACCTGCGAAACCCTTGTCGAGTTTGTCTAGTGTCTTCTCTATCAGTAGCAGCGCCTTTAGTGTGTCCTTCGGTTTCAAGATTATGCTGCTGTCTTTCTTGGGTTTCAGTATCCCAGCGCTCTGATGCTCTATCCTGCGGGCGCGGTCGTCTGTCATACCATCATCAATCGCCTCGTCCTTCTCGCTTTTGAGGTATGCAAACCCATTCTCCCAGTATGGTTGTAGGCTCTTCGCCAATCTCACTGAGTAGTTGGAGTCTGATATCGAGCCTATCGCTGCTACTGGATTAATTGGGCCTTCTTCGCTTATTTCGTACTTCACTAGGTCTTCGGGCAATTTTATTATGAAATGCTTCTCTTCAATCTCCATCGTGAAAGGAACATGGTACAATATATCCTCTTTTGCTAGCATCACCCACTTTGGATGTTTCTCCTCCCCTTTCATGTAGGTTGACTTCGCATCCCTAAGTAAAATCATCTTGTTCTCCTTTCCTAGGGATTCTACCGCATTCTTCAGACCTACCTCGTCTGTCACTCGTATATCTGATGGACTTGGCACATGTACTGGGTGATAACTATCGAACTGGCCTCTCAGTAACTTAACTCTCTCACGAGTGGTCAGTTCCATAACTTGGTCATTATCATACATGAGAATGTCTGTTATGAATAAATCACCATCCACTAATGTGGCATCTACGATGTAGTTTTTCTTACATGACGAGCGTAATGAAGACCTCATCTCGTCGCTGGTGGATTGAACTTCACCATCTTCGTTTTCTAATTTTATATTGTTGCCCTTCTTGGTTACCTTGCATCTTACGCCTTCTCTATGAGCAGAGACTACCCATTCTCCTGTGAATCCTCTCAATTGCGCCATATCTTCCAAATCGAATATCCTATGCATAGGTTCAATCAATGGTACTTCTTTAGGGACATCCGATTTACCAAATAACTGCCAATCGTTTTGATGAGGCATAGTTCCTTCAATACCGGGAGTATTCATAGGAGCACTGCCCATAGGTTCATGAGAATCATATATCATCTGCATATGTTCGGGGCTGTGTGTATCTGAAAGCAACTGCTGTACAGAAGTTCTTGGAATGGGGTTGTAGTTAGTAGGTTGTGGATAATTGCCCACTACTGGCACACCTCCATCGAATTCTAGACCAAATTCCGCGATTCCCTCCTCACCTGTGTGCATTGCACCATCGTTTATCACATCCATCGGCACTACTCCTTGTTGACTCTCTATCGAGGCTATCTTTGCATCTCGCCGCATTCCCACTCTGTTTTCAGTAACAGTAGGCATGTCAGAAGATATCTGCTCAGGCACTGTTGCTGTGTCTAGCATCATGATGTGGCTGGCGATGTCTTTCACGCGATTATGCCTCTGCGCTTCTCTCCAACCTGTTGTACCTTCGAATACAGGATGTAAGAGCGTTTTACCGCTTCTAGATTCAACTTTGCCGCTCCTGCTCTTCTTCTGCTTGGGAGGCTCGTGTATTGCTAATCCATACGCATCTAGTTGTTTTTCGCTCACTGGTCTATTCCTCTCTGCTGTCTTGAAGTGATTGCCTATCCAAGATATAGCATTGTGTAGCGGTATTCTCTGTGCGAATGTCTTCAATGCATTCTTTCTACCGGGGTCGTTGCTTCCCTTTGGCCAGTTCATCTTATCGTTCATCAATGCTGTATCCAGTGCATCATGTGTGCTGTCTAATCCTAATGCGGAACTGAACATGTCCGGGTTATCGTTGTTCCAAGGTACTCCAAGTCCTGCTAGTTTACCAAATGACATAGCGACTACATCCGAGTTCAGGCCGGATAGCCAATCCTTGACGTACTCTCGGTGAGCCTTATCTTTAGGTAGCCCTAGTTTCTCTAGGGTCATGTCTGCTTCTTGATTACTGGCATTTTGAATTGGGCTTATAGTATGCCCCTGTTTAACCGCGTCTTGCTGAAGCAATGTTGAGAGGGTTGAGAACTTGTTGCTCGTAGTATCCAATTCTACTTCTCTGTCCTCATAACCATGAGTCACTCCCCCGTCTCCTCCGGTATGGTGTAGAGAGCGTTGTGCACCGGATATCAGAGCATGGGCATTTAACAACGCTTTAGGATTCTCAGGGTGAAAAGCAAGAGGAAACTTCTCTTCTATGATGGGTCTGAGTCTTTTGGCTTCTTCAATGACGGCATTGTGGTCTGATAGGAGCATTCTCTCTATTTCATTATTTACACCGAAATTCTGTGCGTCCATAGTGTCTCTTTCTGCTGCACTTCTCTGCTGAATCATTGTCCTGATTCTTTCTCCTATCTCTTGTAGTTGCCCTTTAGGAGTGTTAGGGTCATTAAGAGCCTCTTCAGCAGCCAGCAGTTCATCTTCGAAACCTTGCCCCATTGTGTCTATCGGTTTAGTGAACATTGGTAGATTACCCATGACCTGACCAACGTCTAATCCTTCAGGCATCATTCTATCTGCGTTCTTGACGAATTGCGTAAATGGTATAATCGAGTGGATTGCGTCTTTCAAACCTCTGTTGACTCTACCATTCAACAATGACATCAAATGTGTTTGAGATGCATTTCTACTGATAGACACATCTCCTCCGGCTTCTCTTCTCCCTTTGTTTCCCTGCTTATTTCTTATTACGTTCGTCTCTACGTATGGATTATGATGAGAGAATGTGTTTTTAGATAAATCTAATTCTCTTTTTCTAGGGTGTATTTCTCTGTCTATTTTCATATTTTTAGGCAGACCGTTTTTAGTCTTCCTGTAAATTTCAGGATGTCTGCTGGATATGTGCATGTCACTTGAGTTCTTGATGTTCCTACCCCTACTTGTTCTTCCCGATGAGAAAGTATCTGTCTTAGCGGCTATACCGTGAGCGGTATGATGAGATTTCACTTTGCTAGGTAGGTAATGAGGCATCAATTGAGATATGAGTCCAGTGGTATCGGATGACGGGTTGATTGAGCCGTCTCTAGTTTTGTCTCCAATCCATGATGACTCTCCCCCAACTAGATTAGAATATCTCTTTACTTTTAGAACCCCATCATCATCTATGACCTCTCTCGGCCTGTATTCAAACTTGGATGCATCCGCTAGGTGGTCGTGTATCAGTTCCGCATGGGTGGTTTTCTGCATGTTAGCACCGCTTCTATGGGTGAAGGGTTTGGAGAATGGCCATGCGAGACCTCTCAGTTTACCATTATCCTCATAGTAATGAGCGTGCTCTTCTTCAGGTAGTTCTTCTTTGTGAGGTGCGTTGATTCCAGTCCTATGTGCCATCATCGCATTTCTGATTGCTTTACTTCTCTTTGCAGCACCTACTCTGCTTTCTATTTCCTCTAGAACTGTATTCATTATATTCTTTGGTAACAGTGGCCCACTCTGTCCACCAAAAATTGGATGAAGGGAGTCTTGGCTTCCTACTAGTGCCAACAGCCCCTCCTTGCTGAGAAGAGCATCACTGTCTTTGCGAACCATTCCTTTGAGCGCTTGCTTCAAGTCCATTCCCTTGTTCATTCTTTCCAGTATTTTGTCCCTGTCTGATTGCTGGAATGGGAAGAGGTTTCGATTGTCCTTCTTCTTCTCAGGGTCTTCGTCCGCTGCACCGTGATGTAGTAGGTCGTCTCCCTCGTACATCGCCTCTAGGTTCTCCATGAGTTCGTCGAATGCGGTATTGTCGAACATCTTGATTTTGTTGTCGTTGCTGTCGTACTCGTAAGGCTCATCATTCCATATCTTACCGTCTTTGATGTATGTGCTTTTCAGGGCTGCTGACACAAATCCCTCATCTCCGCTAATTTGCACATCTTCAGGATTTTCGATATTGGCATGCACATTCGCTCCTGTGTATCCTTGTCTTCGTGAGAAGTAATCATCCTCAGCCCCGTTTCTATGCATGAAGTTCTTCTTGATTCTAGTCATGCTTATCTTGTGACCGTCATCTAACTCAACGCTCTGATGTTTGGGATTGTCAGTACCGTACTTGTCTATATGGTCTAGAACCATGCTTCTCTCTTTCGGAGATAGAAACTCAAGACCGTAGTTGTACGTTTCCCATCCCATACCATGCGCATGCGTTTTGCTCACGGGGTCACCCATCAGTTCTCTCTTGGCTTCTTCTTCGTTTTCAAGCGGGGGTAATGTGATATCCATCAGTCTACCCATGATTTCCTCTTGGCTCGGCTCTTTACCGACTATTCCTTCTTCAGTCACATTATGGCTGTCGAGCAGTTTCATTCTCCAATCGAAGTGAGCCTTCTCCATGTCCGTACCGGCTCGTTCCAGTTTGTCCAAGTCTCTGACGAATGCTTCTCTTTCTTCGTCTCCCTTGATATGAGTGCCTCTTCTCCATCTGTCCATGTCTCTCATTCTGAGAGTATGCTGATGCGTGGTCTCTTCTCCACCAGCAAACGAGTATTTATGCCCCGGTCTGTCATGATGCATTCCTTTGTAGAATCCATGTTTGTGGGCTTCCTCTTCCTTTGTGTGGAACTCCTTGTGAGCATCCTCGATTCCCATGGACTTCTCTGCTAGGGATTGTCCACCATTCTTATCGAAGTAGAAGTTTCTGAGCACGTGTTCCCATTCAGGCATATTGGTATCTGTTCTCCTCCTTCTAATTGGGTGGTGCTTTTCGCTGAATGGGTCTACATCGAGATAGTGACCCTGTTGTATTTGCTCGCTATCTGATTCCGTTGGTTCTGTAATTAGGGTCTCGGGGTTGTCTCTGTCTAATTTGTATGTGAATGGTGTTATTTCAGGCCAAAGCCCGTGCCTCATCTCTCTAGGAATTTCATTCTCCTTGAGGTGGTCTGAGGCTGTTTGTCCGGGTTTCTGCTCTGAGTGAAATTTGTATCCGTGCTTCTTGTTATCCGCTTTTGTCCAATGCCTCTTGACTCTACCCTCATATGCGTGCATTGCTGGTATGGGCATCAGCATGGCAGGACGATAGTCGGCCATCGGGTTACCTTGGCTTCCGCCTTCGCCCCCGCCTTCTTGCTTCAGTATGAAATTACTGTAAGAGAGACAGATTATATCCTCGTCTCTGAGTTCGTATTCTATATTATGGTTTTTTAGATTAATAGTAGATAGTAGAAAATCGCCTACTTCCTGAGATGGGTCTGAACCGTTGTATATTGCTTTCAAGAGTTCATCCCGGTGTCTCAGATAGACATCGACTGAATCCTCTCGCATATCATCACCGCTCATCTCCTCATCGCCGAAACACGACTAGGGCAATTTGCCATTGGCAAACCTTGATGCATTTTACACATCTCATGCACAGTCGCACCGCAAGTCATGCAAGGAGACATATCTGCTACGCCTTTCAAGACTTTGACTATGCCCAAGTCTACCCCTCCACAAGACGATTGATGTTATCATGTGGGTTTCTTGATGAGGATTCTGCTTCCATGTTAACTGATGATGATGATGCGCCTTTGTTAGCAACATCATCTGAATCTAGTAGAGATTGGTTAGTTTGATACTGAGCGTTGAAAGTTTGACCTCCTGACTCTGACACGAATTGAACTCCACTGGGTCGTGTGTCGAATGAAGTTTCTTTATGGTGTTCTCCCTTCTCTACTTTATCGACGCTCTTGTCGCATTGTGATTTTTGCTCTGAGGAACACTCGGAGTATTTCTTACCGAAGCGCTTCATGCAGTATTTGTCTTTCATACTCATATCTGCTTTCTTCAATAGTTCTTGTGCTTTTGCTAACATCTCGTATGCTTCACTTGATGCTTCTTCGTATCTTGGTCTAACCATTTTAGTACATCTCCTTTACTTCTTTGTGCTGCTGAGCCATGTCGTGTATTTCTTCCCAACTCATTTCATGAATCTGCTCATTGCTGTATTTGTCTAGATTTTCAGCATCTATACCTTGACCCTTTAGTATGTTAGTGTCCATATCATTGCGAAACGCATCTACTGAGACATCTTCCGACAAAGGCGTACCGTAAGGAACGAAACCTGCTTTTCTAAGTATATGACTTGGGTTTTGTATGAGTTTTCTCAGAGAGGCGTTCTCAGCCTTGATGAGTTGCATGTCTGAATCCATTGACTCCATTTTTGTGATGAGTGTAGTCATCAGTTTTCCTGCGTCGCCTTCATCTGACATTTCTTTCCCTCAAACTCTTCTTCCAAAAGTGCTACGTGCTTTTCTCATTGAGGGGTTACTTCTAGCAGAGAAGATTGTACCGGGTAGTTGCCTGTCTCTCATGCTTGGGTCAAATTTTGCTCCTGTCTCGTTGTATTTGATGACTGGGCTTTGTTGTTGCCAGCCGTTGTCAGGAGTCACTACGTTAGAGAAGTCTGCTTTCTTGATTGCTATAACTAGGTCGTCTTCAAGGGTAGATGCGTACTTTAGAATCTCAGTTAGATGCAATCTTGCAGCATCTGCATTTCCGTCTTCTATCGCTTTATTCAAACCTTCATTATGGGAGTTCATTTTCCTCGCCATAGGGTGCATTTTGATTAAGTCCATGGTCGTCACTTACCTGTTGCGAAGTCGCCTTTGTTCTTTAATCATGCGCCTCTTAAGCGTCTTGCGTTCAATAATGCGCGACTATTGTTCTGCGCTTGAGAATTTTCAGGCCCTCGCTGTTGTACCGATGATACTGGTGCTCCGCTGCCGAATGATGTTCGATTCTGAGGAGATGCTGGCCCTCTCGGTGTTCTGATGCCCATTCCCTCTCCTCCGGGTTGCGATGGTGGCATCATTCCGGGTGGAATTGCGCCCATCTGAGCACCCATCGCACCTGCTGTCGCTGCACCCGGCAATCCGGGTGGTGGTGTCATTCCGGGAGGCATTGGTGGTGGGCCGTCTTGCTCAGGGTTTATTTCTCTGTAAGTGAATCTTATGTCCCTGTCTCCCTGCTCCATGAGTTCAGGCTTGTACCCTAGCATAGCCATTCTCTGCGCTAGGTTGACTTCCATCTCATCTCTTCGTAGGCGAGTTATCTCATCTTCCTCCTCGTTCGGATACAGAGTTATTTTCCAATCAGTCACGTCCATCTGCTTTAGCATCCTAGGAAATAGAACTTGAGTGTACACTTTCTGTCCAAATTCAACTGCTCTGTTGGTTACGAGTATCTGCATTCCTTCGTTATTAAGACCGCCGCTCTTACCGCTGTCTACCATGAAGATGCTGCTGACACCGTAGAATGCCGCTATTCTGTTTCTCATCTCATCGCGAACTGCGATATACTGCATTTCTTCTAGAGTATCCATGAACTTGACCCAATTCACTCCACCACGTCCGGTTGAGGATTCTATGCCAACTTTAGGAATGTAGTGAGGGTCTCTCTCCATCTTCTCATCGACTGATTTCCAAAACGACTTCATCGATTCTAGGTTATCGGTGGTGACAGAGATGATTCCTTTCGGACTTCTTCTCTTCTGATATGCGGTGTACATGTAGTTGTCCATCGCTGTGAGTGTCATCGCCTGTCTCCACATCGTGTTGACCGGGCTTCTACCGTAGAGTTTGGATGGGTTGTACTTACTCAGATGAATTACCTCGCCTTCCAAGTAGTACTGTGTTTTTCCACTACCGGCCATATTGGCATAATGAGCCTCCTGCATATTATTACCGCACACTTCGCACTTGTCGTCTTGGCCGGGGTACGATACTTGGTCTCGATGTAGTGGACACACTTTGTATCTACCACCACGTACTCCCCTCTTGTCTGAGATGATTCTCATGAAGATAGGGTCTGCTCTGATAATTTCTTTAACTTTGAAGAACTGTATCTGTGACGTTTCGGGTTCTACGTAATACTCTTTGATGAGAATCAAGAATGCATCATCTACCACATTCAAGTCTCTTTCAATCTCAAACAGAACATGCATGAAGTTCTGCTCCATTGAGTTGACTTGTTCCAATAGATACTTTGGGTAGATGAGTTGGTTCACATCAGGCGCTCTAGTAGGAGAGCCACATAGATTGCATTCATTGACATCGTGATTATACTCTTCACCGCAACCAGTGCATTTCTTTTGGAACTTCTTCTCCCAGTAGTATCCTCTCCTAAAAATCTCCTGACTGAGTTTGGCAAGCACCGTTCTCAATATGAGGTTCTCTTGAGAGACTGCGTATAATGCTGGTAATGTGATACCTTGTGCTAGAACTGGCTCTTGTATACCAGTTGTATACAGAGGCATTTGCGGCTCAGGAGTGGTTCTGCTGCGAAATGGGCTGCTTATAGCAGACAAAAATCGTCCTACTGGGCCTTTTTCTTCATCTGCCATTATATCGCCTCTGCCCACTTCGTTACGTCGTCAGCCTGTACGCCCCACTCGTCTAGGAGGGCGGTGGCCTTCTTGGTATCATCGCTCCAATTGTAGTATCTCACTACTTTGAGCAACTCGTTCTTTCGCAAGGAATCATCTTCTTGTATGAATGCTAATACTGCTTTGGCTTGGGTTTTCTTCATCTCTAGGAATGGTAGGATGCCCTTCAGCAGTTTGGATATGTCCGCTTTGGAGTAGAACTGCAATCGATGCTGGCTTCTCTGAGTATCACTGTATATCTTTTGGTCTAGTTGCAGAATCCCACATCCCAGTGTTTTCTGCAATTGCTCGCAGTGTATCTTGCCTCTACTGCCTGTTGCTATGAATCCTGCTCTTGGCTCTCCTCTTTTTGTGATTGTTATGTATCCATCTGCATCTAGGAATCCAGCAGCATACGCCCAAGGGTCTTTGATTATCAATCCGGTCTTATCCATCTTGACAAAAGTACCACGACTGTTACCGCTTATGACATCGACTTCCTCGCCATACATCGATAGTAGTTTAGATAGTTTAGTGGATGTCATGCTTTTGTGCAGTACTCCCTGCTCCATGAGTTCCTCGTGAATGGTTCTACCTGTCATTTCACCTCTATGTTGTAGTAATTCTGCTGTTTTCTGTATGGATTCCTGCTCTTTGTCTGTTAGTCTGTCCATTTGCTTGAGGGTGCTCTTCCATATTTTTCTAGCATCCCTCTTGGATTGCATGGCATCCACCCAAGACTTCTTTTCCTCATCTCCCCAAACATCCTCATATTCATTTAGCATCTTCAGAGTGTCATCTGCTTGCTCCCATTGATGACAGGCTCTTTGCAGACTCACTCTCCTGCTATCTCCAAATTTTCTAAGGGCTTTCAAGTCGTTATCGTTGATACCTATGTCTCTTATTGTATCTGAGTATTTCAAACACCAGTCGTGCATCTTCAAGGTTGCTTCCATCTCCATCGATTTCAATGACCTTATGTCGTTTATCGCTTTGTCTATGAAATCTTTCTCATCCTTGTTGTGCCTTCTAACGTTTTTTAGCCTCTTCACTAAATCAGTTGCAGAATAGCCCAAGTTAGTTTCAAACCACCCTTCTCCATTTGCGGGAAAAGCACTCATGTTACTTATCACTCCAAAATGTCGTATTCTCGTTATGCGATTCTATGTAAGTATTATTCATGGTATCATCCAGTTCCCTTTGCTTCCGCCGCTAACCCAAGAATCGAAGCCGGGCATGTAATCGTCTAGTAAGACGACGCTTCCCTTGAACTCCTTAGATGCCCAATTAGCCAAAGCCAAACTCATAGCCAAGTCATCATGCACACCCACACTCTCCAGTTTTCCATTCTTCTGCATACCGAATCTGTTGAGTTCTTCCTCAAGCAGATGCGTGTACTTCCTGCTACGCTCGTCTCCATATGGGGTTTTTATATTACCCTGCTCGAAAGCCAGTAATAGAGACATAAAAAGCGATTCTTTCTTGGTTCGCGTGGTCATGAAAACTCTGATTGGCATATCGGATGCCATCTCTCTCATCTCCTGTTCAAGCATTCTTTGGAAGTTGTTACCCTCAAGTTCTATCAGTTCAGGCGTGAACTTGTTGTTCAGCATGACCATCATTCTCTTCTGAGCCATGGACGACATGCCTCTTTGATGAACGACATGCACTATCTCTTTCATCTGCTCATCGGGTTTGATTCTCATGACGGTCATCGCTGTGAAGTCAGCGTTCTTGTCAGATGCGATAGCGGGGTCATGACCGATGAAGTGCTGTCCGAAGACGCCATCTGCTTCACCTTCCTCGTTGTAATTGGTCTCAGCCCTGTCTATCATTACTAGATTAGGGTCTCTAGCAGCCTCCAGTATGCTCATTGGGAACATACTCGCTACGTCATGTATTGGCTCACACAGGTATTCACGTGTGAATTGTATCGCTGGCATGGACATTCGCCTCTCATCCAAAGCCTCCTTATTCCACCTCTCAGGCCAAAGAGCGACACCTTCAGCATTGATAGCCGGATAAGTTTCTACTCTAAACGTATCTTTCTGCTCCAACTCAGCATACAGGTCGTTGTAACTGAATGGTGTTCCGACCATCATCAGTTTGCTGCTGTGGTGAAGAACAGGTAGAAGAACACCATAGAACCAATCCGCCGTCTTGGCTAACTCGCTTGCAGTCGTTCCCCATAGAATATCATCGCACACCACGACGTCGGGGTGGAAACCACGAGTCGCTCCCCCAACTGATTTTGCCATCATACGACTTCCGTTGGAGAACTCAAAGTATGATTTAGCCCAAGGCTTGCCTTGAGGTTTGAGATGCCTGAGTTCATCATGCCCTTCTATCAAGTTGCGAACAAACCTCATGTGCTCAAGGGTCTGCTCAAGAGAATGGGAGAAAATCATGATGTGCTTACCGGGATTAAATGCTGCGAGCCATAATGCATATGTCATGAAGAATACGGACTTTCCGTGGTCACGAGACGCTTTCACGCAATAATACTGCGATTCCTCAAGACCCTCTTTCCAAGAATCATGATGATGATTGTACATGAATCCTAAAATATCCACGAAGAAATATTTGAATGACTTCCTGCACATCTCCCTGTCTGTGTTCAGGATGAACTCACGCATCTCCTCGTTCGTCTTCATTGTCCGTACTCCCTCGCTATGGCGTCATAGGAATTCTTCGGTCTGCCATACTCATCCATCATAGCGTTATACGTATTGCGTACTCCCACTTGTCCAGCAGTGTTATTCACAGTAGGTGGTGCGAGTAGCCTCTGTTCGTCATCATGCTCCCTTTCGGTAAACTCAACGTCTATCATCGGTTCGTTTTGAGTTGGCGCTGCTAATAATCCGGTCGTATTGACTGGTGCTGTTGTAGTTGTATTGACTGGTTTATCCCTACCTAGTTTCTTACCATGCTTTTGACCTGCTCTCGCTGCGAAGTCCTCAAGCCCTGCCGAGCCGTAGAATCCCTGCATAGCACCTGAGCCGGCAGCGCCGAGAACGCCCGGCTGACCGCTGGATGTTTGATTGTAAGCAGAGTTGAAGGCGCTGAGTCCAGCAAGGCCGTACCTACCCATGCGACCTAGATTCTGCATCCTCATTGCCCTATCGTGACTGGGACTGCCCTCTTCTCCGTACATGGATATGAACTCCTTGCTACTGGGATTCATGACTTTCTCGCCCCCTACCATGAACGCTATTCCCGGCCCTCCCGAACCTACGTTCATACCTACTTGAGGGCCACTAGACTTTACGAGTATCTTGCTCATTCCACCCCTCCGAATGCCACCTTGACGACCTTGACGACCACATCGTCATAGCCATAGGTTTTGGATATTCTCTGCCAGTCGCCTTGACTGTGTAGTATCGTCCTGACGTCGAGAGGGGTGATTCCCATCATCTCGGATATGTGGTTTATGTCGTTGATTGAGTGTGAGTTGAATGTGCTATTCGGAATGTGCTTCATGACCGCACCATCTAGCCTAGCCTCTCGCAATTGCAGTAGTTCCACGACCTTGGCCACGTTCTCGGACTTGCCGAAGTCGAATAGCCTAGTCTGATACGGGTCACCCGCCAGTTCTTGGAACTGCCTGAGCCTCCTCTCCTGCTCGTACTCAGGCGTGGTCATGCCTGTGCTCGCGTAGGTCTGCAACTCCGCTGGCGTCATTCCGCGCTGTGGCTCTTCTATCTGTCTGCCCGCAGTGGGCAGGACGCCCACGTTCCTCGTGTAGAAGTCCCTGACGTTCTCAAGCGGGGCTTGTGCGAATCTCGCTCTTGCTTGCTGCTCGGCGCTGAGTCCGGGCGTGGCCGGGTCGACTGGTCTCCTGACTCCTATTCTCTGCCTGTCCTCCATCATGCCGGGGTATCGAGGGGATGCTGGTTGCGGTGGTGGCGATGTCTGAGTCGCGGTCTCGCGCATTGGCGCACCTGCCGTTCCCCTAGGCTCACCCGTCAATGTGGTAGCGCTCTGTCGTTCTCCTACTGGGGTGATTGGTTGTAACTCATCCGAGTAAGGGATGTGCGCTGGAACACCTAGTAACATTGCATCATCAGATTTGCCTCCCTGTATAACGTGGTCTAGTAGCGGTTGAATTGCTGCCAGTTCATCTTGATTCGGAAGTTCTTTGACCTCATGGCCGAAGGCAAGTGAGTTTGCTGCGTATATCTGATTTAGGATGTTGGCGACCCTAGGTGCATCTGCCCTAGTCTCAGGGGTGTCGTGCAGCCTGATTCCCGCTGCTCTGAGTTCCTCCGGCTCAGGCATGTCCTCAATATGATTCACACCTAGGGACTGTGCGAGTACAGCATTGCTCCAAGCATCTTTTGCTCTGACGTGGTGCGCTACATCCTTGTTCGCTTGATGTTCACGATAGTTACCCACTCTTCCTGAATGAGTCATAAATAGGTCTAATCCTCTCCCTTCCTCAGCATCATCCCCATATCTCTGTCCGAAGAAGTGATGTAACTTACCCACTGTGTTGACTCTGCGTTTTAACTTGCCTTCTTCATCGAACTTAGGCATTCTATTTTCTCCATATACGTGCTGGAATGAGGGATATCTAGACAGATACTGCCCTAGTTCTCTTATCCCATCAACGCTGGTGAAGTAAGACTTTAGGGGTTTGCCATTGACATCTCCCTTCATCTGCGCTAGCATCTTCTGCGCTCCTGCGCTGTTGACGACGAGGTTGTTGGTAACTGCCTCTCTGTCTTGTCCGAGTACTCTGAGCATCTGAGTGACGAACGAGTCCACGGTTTTTCGTCTAGGTTGAGGACTACCCTTGTATTCCGGGGAGTGGTCTATCTGCGGTAGATTGTATATCAGCGATTTCTGATGACCAGTGCCCCATGATGTGATTCCTTGGAAGGCTCTAGTATCTTCGGCTCTACCTCCTAATCTTCTAATCGAATCTCTATCTAACTCGCCTTTGTCACCTAACTGTCCCTTTGGCACGCTGTTAGCACCGAACATCATCCCTCCTTCTCCATCAGGGACTAGGTTCAGCCTATGTGGTTTGATGTACGGTTTTTTGACCCAACTGTGCTGCTGCGGGTTGGGGTGTCCGCTCTCTGCCATTATCTGACCGAGTTCCTCGTTGAATGGTATGGCATATGACTCTAGGAAAGTCCCGTACGCATGACCATCACCGTGATTGTTGCTGTATGTGGTGATGAGTCCGTGCTTGTTGCGGTTGCTTCTAACCTCCCCATCCTGCTCAGTCAGTCTTCCTAGGTTTATCTTTCTCCAGTCTAATGCGTCTGAATTGGGAAGATGGTTGCTGTCATTATGTCTACTGTTATGTAGTTCTATGGCGCGGTCGACTATCTCCTTGCCTGAAATATTGATTCCGGCTTGAAGCATCGATTGCCCTACTGCTCGAATCACACCATCTATACCATGCATGTGATGACCGCCAGCCTCGTCGACATACAGTTCCTCGCCATGTGACCCGCCACCCTCGACGAATTGCCCCGGCATGACATGTCCCACTCCCGGTATGCCACTCTCACCCTCACCATGTCCGCCAGTATGGGCGAAAGCGGGGATATCCATCTCATCAGGGCCTCTGATTGACTCAGGTGGTGGGTGTCTGATTTTGTGAAGTGCACCACCGTGCAGAACGTAGTTTCCGTCTCCCTTCCTTAGTAGAACTGCTTTGATGATAGAATCGGTGTTCAAGGTGTTCTGCCTCCCTTGCCTGTTAGATGGTCAAGGGGATTCACGCCAAAAGTCCTAGGGTCGTTATTGGCATCCTCTGTTGCTCCTGATGGATTGGTGGTCTCCTTGGTAGGAGCATTGTTATGTCTAGGTAGGTTGCTACCTGCACCTCCAGTGTCTTTGCTTCCCATTCCCTTCTTCTTGGTGTCCTTTCTTTTCAGCGCTTGCCTCGCCTCGTTGATTAGTTGTCTGAGTTCTGAGGCGTCATAGTAAGACATACCCCTCTTCTGCAAGTCGCTCCCTTCTCCCAGTTCACTGGTCATTACCATAGATGGGCCACCTTGTACTGTAGCAGATGGCATTCTATTGGGATTATACTGTGCTCCACCTGCCATACTCTGATTGGCATATCCTGATTGATATTGAGGTGATGGGGTAGAGGGCATGTTAGGCACTCTAGGCATTGTGGGTCGTCTTAGTGTTTGAGAAGGTATCATTCTAGGTCTTGCTGGTCTTCTTATGGCTGGTCTTCTAGCAAGAGCCGCTTGTCCGGGAAGTTGTCTAAGCGCTCCTCCTCCGGTGCTACCGGCTCTATAGGAACGTGCTCCGAATCTCTGAGGTATGGATGTGACAGACCTAATGTTGCCCAGTCTTCTCTGCGCTTCCTGCTGACCTAGATACTGCCTATATTTCCCTACGTCCTTGGAGGTGGGTTGCTTATTCCTCCCCACTGTGCGATGTCCCATCTCTACTGACAGATGCGCTCTACCGAGTCCAGTCCTCTTACCTCCTTTGATTCCTCTCATCCTCGCCTTGGCTCTCCTATTAGTAGCGCCCGATATGTCGAATCCTCCGGGTGGCTTCTTGAACATCCCAGTAGATGGCCTCCACTTCTTTCTCTCTTCTCTCTTGGTTTTCTTATCCTTCTTCTTGGATTTCTTCGATTTCAATAGTTCAGACCAAGCATTATCCATCATTTCACTGGAGTACTTGTAGCCTTCTACACCTTCACCACCAGCGAATCCCGGCCCTCGTGCTTGCGTTGCTAGGCTAGTCAATGCTCCGAAGTTTCCACTTGTTCCAGTTTGTAGAGATGTTTCTTTCTCTCCTTGTCTAGAATCATATGATTCATCCTCATCGTCCTTATCTTCTATGATATCCTTCGGAGTGATTGAAACGTGCTTGAGTCTCTTAATTTCATTCGCTCTTTCCTTTTTCTGTTTCTTTTTCTTATCAGCGAGTTGGTCTCTGAACTTTGGGTCTTCGACTCCAGTGTAAGTAGATTCATCCTCATTGTTCGCACGATACATGTGAGAAGACTCGCTGCGAGGCGCATACATTCGAGTATCAGAAGAACGACCCATCATGGTAGATGATTTTTTGATGTACACTTTATCCATTAATGGTCTACCCCCGCATAGTCACAAGATATTGAAAGAACCATTCTACCTAGTTCCTCATAGAACCTCCCAATAGAAGCAGGTTGTTGAAACCTACTCTTCATGTAGCAGCAGTATTCCATAAATTCATAGCATGATTCTCTGATTGACTCTCTCAGTTCGAATACGTCTTCAGGCTCATCGGTCTCTGATATAGCCTTCAAGCAGTCAATGACCTTCATGAGACTGTTCTCAGACACTATGATATCTGAAAGTGTAAAGGAGTGCTCGTTAGCATGTTTTTTGAAAGTGTCACATACTCTAACGCAATAATCGAAGAATACAGGATGATAAACTTCCTGCATGCTATCTCCTAAACAGAACGCTCGATAACCGGGATGGTGTTGTTGCATGAGGTCACCGACTGGTATCATACCTGCTCCTCCATCTCCGCCTCTAACTTAGACTTAATCCTCTTCCAACTCTCAGGGCTTTCCTTGGCAATCTCTACTTGCAGGATGTTTATCGTCTGATTCACTTGAGAACCTTCACCCATTGTACCCCATTCTTGCTGAACCTTAGTCAGGTCTTTGATTGTCTCACGAACTTCCTTATGGAGAGTGACTGCGTTTCTCACGAAACCCTCATCATGGACATCCCCCTCGTCCATCAATTCTGTCAGTTTACTGTTCAGTTTCCCAACATTGCTTCTCAAGACGTTTATCTCATTGCCTACAGTAATAGCCACAGTAGTTGCTGCTGATTTCTGAACTAGAGGTTGGAAGTGATGCTTCATGTGATGGTAGACTGTAGCCTCTTTTATCCCCAGTTCTTCCGCTATTGCATCGGATTGCGACCCATCTGAGAAGAACCTCTCTTCATACTCGCTTCTCTTCTCGCTGGTGCATATGACGCAGGAGGGGTTGGATGCCATGTGATACTGACCCATGTGATTTCTGAAATGGCGGTCTGCTGTATTAGCCCTCCATCCCATGTCCTTGTCTATCTGAGTACATGACATTTCACCGTTAGTGATGGCTTCTTCTAGAGTTTCTCTCATGTCGCTTTGACAGAAAGAACAAGACCGTTTCATCACTGGCTGCCGCTCAACCATGCAGGATGCCACTACGGGTCGCTTAATCAGCCTTCTCTAAAGACCACGAGTTATTCTCTGATAAATCTGAGTCAAGAGAATAAAAGAAACAAAGATTCCAACCATGTATATGCTCATGTCAGATTGGCTTATATCGCCATTCTTGAAAATGAGTATTCCCATGAATACTAGAATTGCACTGATAAGTTGAACCATCACCATATCGACTACTACTTGCCTCTTCGGTGAGAAGAAATGCATTGACATATTTGCTACTTGTCTTGGTATTAGGTTACTTGGGTCGTTGTTCATCATTATGCTCTACCTCCGAATAGCATGTTCCTCATAAAAGAACCACCTGCTTCTGCTGCTCCTGTCATTAGACCGGGGTCAGACATTGCGTTTGCCAACTGCGCTTGCAGCATGCTGTTGCTAGCATTTTGCATAGTCTGCATTTTTACCGCATTTGCTTGGTTGATTACTTGAGTTAGTTGAGCATTCATCGATGCCAGTTGTGCGCTTACGTTCTCAGAACTCATCGTTTGTAGTTCTACTGGTAATGACGATACGTCCAATGAGAACTTTCCAGCATCTTCATCGAATGTGTAAGTTGCGTTCTTCATCAGGTTCAATACTGAGAATGTGGTTATCATACCCATCATCTCAAGTAGTTGACTGAAAAAGGGTGTAGCCAAGAAACGCTCTACTGGATATGCGTTATCTAACATCGTCATGAGTATCTCAGTATCGCTTGGTGGTAATACCGCTTGTTGCTGATAGGGGTCTTGCCCAGTGAATCCTGATAACATCGCATTCATCATAGAAGGTTGCTGTTGCATACCTCCCATCATAGGATTCATTCCGCTTTGTGGTTGCATTCCCATTCCTGCGCCCATACCCATATTAGGTAATGCGTATGGATTTCCCATGTTGGTCAAAGGTGCTCCCGATTGACTTAGGTTAAGGCTCAAACCGTTGTTTTGGTAAGGATTTCCCATGCTCATTGTTGTGCCTCCATGTTCATCTCAGGTGTGACGGGAAGGGGTGGGGTGTTTTGGTGTTGTTGGTGCATAGCCGCTTGCTGTCTTAACACGTCTTGGAACGCTGGGGTGGGATTCGCCATCTCAAGGAGTTCCTGTTTGAACATCCGATTATCGAAGGTGATGACGGTCAAGTCGTTCTCCTCGGTCTGCGGATTAGTATAGAACTGTACATTTATGCCTTTAGACTTTCTAGAATCAGCCATAATCTCCGCAAAGAATGATTCATATTTCGATACCATAGGATGCGCTGGTGCTGTACTAGTCGCTGCTGCAATCGGCACACTCACTATACTGACCCCTTTTCTCACTTTATCTCTGAATCTACTGGGTTTCATCTCGTCTTCCCTATCTTGCTCAGCCTCCCATTTACATAGCAGATGGTACAGATGGAGGTGCTCGGGGCAATATGTTGCTCTGAGTTTTCTACCGCTAGTGACTCCTTCTCTTGCTACGAAGGCTTCAGGCTCGCCAGTTACTGGGTTTTGCCAATATAGTTCCCATAGGCTCTTGCCGGTGTCTTCATCACATATCTTTGCGTATAGATTGTCGTGCTGTATAAGTTCCATGACATTGCAGCCATCCACGCAGCAGACTGCTGTGTCCTTGTTATACCTGTATTTGCTTATCCATCTTCTTGGGTCTAGTATAGACCTCTTTGTGGGTTTGAGTAGTCTGTATGCCTGTTTGATGTCCTTTCTTCTTGCTTTTCTAGGGTCAGGATGTCTAGAAGGGTAGAAGTTCACCTTGGGCACTTCTAGGTTTCTTTGAATTGCTATCTGCTGCATTTGCTGCTGTGCGGCGGCTTGCTCAAGCAAAGCAGCGTGTGTGAATTGAGGGTTGCCTTGTTGGGCTAGAGCCATTAGAGTGGCTTCATTCATTGAGCCGAGTGTTTGTTGCTGTTGTTGGTTAGCAAATGGGTTTACCGCGTTCATTACCATGTTAATCATCCTGTGGGGTGACGATTATGGACATTCCCCCATTTTCCACATGGATGTTCCAATTTATCTTATCTCCTGATTTCAATCCAAATTGTTCTATAATCCACATTGGAACAGTAGTTCTAAGAGAATTACTGCCCCCTGTTGAGACTAAAGATGTAGTGGAACTCCCCCTCGCCATGTGCATCCCACTATGTTATCAGTCAAAAAGGTCACTCATGAGGTCAATAATCTATCATATCCATTAGAGACTGTTCTACGTTCCAACCTATCCTAGTTGCCATGAAGTTTCTCTGAGTCGGTATTCCCGCTTTTTGTAAACGAATCAAGTCGTCTCTGAACGGGTCGAATATCTTATGTTCTGCTATTCTACCCTCTTGCCAAAGTTGAGCGGCTTTCTTGTCGAAGAACCTATCAGCCTTGTTAGCAACAAGCAAGACTAGTCTAGGGGCATATTTCTTACCTTTCCACCAACTCTTCATGTTTCTATATCTATATTGCCTCTGTATCAATGAGTCAACTAGGAATCTGAATCCTCCTATTTGGTCGATTCCTTGACCTGCAAATGCTCTATCATCGAACATGAAAACCACATATTCACATTGTCTAGCGACCATATCATCTATCCATAGATTCCAAAATCGGTCTTCACCACCGATATCAGCAGAATGCACTACTCTTCTTTCGCCTTTGTATCTGAGTCTCTTTCTAGTTGGTTTAGGTAGAATGTACCTAGTTAGTAATTTGAAGTGGTCTGTTCTTTCGTCAATCGCTATTTCTTCCATCTCACCGGGAGTCGTCATGTATCTGTCGAGAGTGGTTTTACCAACCATGCTAGCCCCATATATGCCTACACGCCTAGATTTCCAGTTATTGTATATCTGCTGTCCCCATAGGGCTGCGCCAACCAGTGCACTTCCTGCCATTGCAGCCATAAGGCATCAACTCACCAAATTAATCAGCCAATTACCCAAATCTCTCAGTTGCTGGTATGACCATTCGACAGTCCATTCCCAAAGCGAGAAGTCGCTATTGGTTTCTATTGCAGATACTGCTAGAGCAGCACCGACTGAGCAGAGTAAGGTTCGTATCCAACCGATTCCCCATTCATATGTATTATCCACTGTATTTGCTAAATGCATTGCTCTGAGCGTTTCCTCAACGGAATCGTCTTTCACATTACGAAATATTCGTATGGGCGAGGGTATGAGTTGTCCGGGTAGCACCATCAGTTACCGCCACGCTTCGCCTTATATCTTAAATCCGGCGACCCGTCCTTTTTTCTAGGAATGTCTTTTTTGGTGTCATCTGTCGCCTTGTTCATACCTAGATTCAGAGGTTTCTCGTTCTCAGCATTGTGTAGAGGTATTCCGGGATTGAACGTATTGTGATAATCAACACCAGTACCGCTGACAGCAGAGCCATTGAAACCATTGCTTATTCTAGATGGGTCTGCTTGGAGCATCCTTAGTTCATTCTCCAACTGCATCTCTTGTACTCTGAGTTCCAAATCCATTCTTCTTTGGTCGAATCCCATCTGCTGGCTTCTGAACTGCTCAGACCTCTGCCTCTGCATTTCCGCTATTTGCACCTTTTCCTTCATTCCTTGCTCAAAGAACATCTTGAATATGTAGTACGCTATTGTTTGAACAGCCAATGCTCCCATAGCATACGTCATGCCGTTTATCGTTGAGTCAGCATCACTTCCAGTAGGAAGCCATAGCCCTGCACTGAATACTCCAACTGCTATCCCTACTAATGCTGACTGGGCCAAAATAAGCCCCGTCATTTTCATCTCATCTGTGTCGCTCATCTATGTGACCTCGCATCAGCCCACGGCGGAGGTCACTTTAAGCATTCTCTTTCCGATTATTCTTCTTTCTTGTCTATACTAGTAGACTATATTATACTTGTATAGAATAATACTAGGAATTATCGTACAAAGACCATTTTACTTACGCTTTGCTGTGCATGCAGTAGTTTGTAGCATGGGCATTTTGGCGCTCTAGGGGAACATTGTCTACCTAGTTCCATGCATTTGCATGGGTTCTTGCTAGTAGCACCACAACAGCACTTGTCTTTCTTAAGAGCCATTAGCAGTTCCACCTTTTCAGTGCTGCACCTTTCGGGGTTAGTTTGCCATCCTTGCTGGTTGGCCCTTTACTGCCGCCCATTCTAGCGCAGAATGATTTTCTCCTCTTCGCTGCTTTGCTTCCGGGTTTGAGTTTCGAAGGTTTCTTGGTGACTGGCCTCTTCAGGTTAGCACCTGTTTCCCTCTTGAACTTTGCACGCCCTGCTGCATTGAGACCGCCGCTTCTGCTGTGTCTCTTGGGATTATAACCGTGGAAGGGCTTTGACTTGCTCTTCTCAAACATGGAATCCATCAATGACATAGTGGCTTGTTGCATAGGTGTGCAACAGTCGCATGTGTCTGTGGACATGCTCATGCGAGTACACCCACCATCTTAACGATTGTTGGTTTTCCACCAACTCCTTGCTTCTTAGACCGCTTTCTCTTCGTCGCTGCTTGCTTTTGCCCACTCGACATGCTTCCAGAGGTCTTCGGAGTCTTGCTTGATACTTTGATAGATGGACGGCACTTCGGATATCCTTTGCCACTTAATTTCGCCTTGCTTCTTCCACAAGGGGGATGTTTCCCATCTTTTCCAGTTCGTGACACATCTACCCACTTCTCCTTGAACCATCGATTCAAGTTCTTCACCACTAATGTATTGTGGCAGGTGCATCGCGTCACTTCTTCTTCCCCCTGAACTTACCTCTACAATACTGTACGGCCCATCCGTTAGCATAGGCAGATGGATAGACTTTGAATTTTCTTTTCGCAGCCGCTTTACCTGCCGGACATAGTTTCTTCCAAACTTTATCCATACCGACGCAGTGTCCACACTCACAGGTCATCTCACTCTCACTCTCCGTAGCGTGCCTCTGTTTTTGAAATGTCTTGCCCGGTTCGCGTGCTCCCCCTCTAACGTGAGCCTCCCACCTTGGGTGTGGCTGACATCCTTGTGGTTGTGCGAGCCGTATATTCCCCTGCGTTTTCTCTCCCTATTGAGTTCTTCACGGTACTTGACGCGCTCCGGGCTTGACTCGTATTTCGTATCGTACTCCTTCTTCCGCCTCATGGCTTCAGGGGACTTGCGCTCCTTGAGCAACTGGAAGGTGATGTCCATCGGCTCGCTACGGGTAAAACCAGTACGAGGGTTATATGAGAATCCATAGAAAGACGGGCCTTCATTATCTTGTATTCTAGCCTGTTGAACTCTTATTGGTAGTTCGTTAAATCTTCCTGAGAACGCCAGCATAGTCGCCATATCACTAACAGACACATTTCTATTCATTGGGTTTTCCAATCCCCGTTCGAGAGCATTGATGTGACCTCGTGTGAACTCGACGTCGCCTTTGGGTGTGCCAGTTGTTTGCCACCGCTTAGGCAATCCTTGCCACCATGGTTTATCTTCGCCGGGGTCGTATCTCCCATCGATGTACGCCTCTCTGTAAGCGTTTGCTCTTCGAATAGATTCATCGGATAAAGATGAGTCGCCTTCCAAACCTATCTCCGATACGTGACCCGGATGAGTATCGGGAGCGCGTTCACCGAATACTTCCTCATATGATTCACGGGGGAAATCATCTTCTTTGAGCAACTGGAGGGCTATTTCCATCGGCTTGCCGGTAGAGACATTGTAATACTCATTGTACATCTCATCATACGGTTCGTCCGCATTTGGATTCACTGGTGGCTTTGAAGGAGTATAGAAACCATGTTCATCAACTTCCCCTCCCTCTATCGCTTCACGATGCTCAGGGGTTTCATATTGTCGACCGGATGCACCAAGGAGTACCCCTCTTCTTTTATCTCTAGCACTCAATGTCGCTCTAGGGTCATCTTTTCTATACCTGTAGTAGAAACCCTCGGCAGGGTCTGACTCAGGGTTGGCAAGGATATTTCTGAAGTTTTCTTCAGCGAGTTCTCTCGTATATCTAAGCCGAGGACTCTTGACAATTATTAAACGAGACACGCTCTCAACGCTCCTCGATATCATAACTCCCTAGGTAAGTGACGTCCACTAGTCTCTCCCACGCCTTCATCATAGGAGCAGAACCGTACTTCTTCTTCTCGTCCTTCTTCTTGCCCTTGACGCCAATCATGATGACCATGCCCGGCTTGCCAGTCCCTGCTCGTGGGTCGTAGTCCGCTTTGTGAGTGCCGCAACTTGCTTTTGCTAAGCAAGAGCCTTTCTCCATCTTGCCACCGCACTTGGGGCATTTATCAGCCATCACTCACCATCTCCGTTCATAAATGAATGAAACCACTCAGGGTGGTTGTCTTTGTAGTATCTCATGACATCGGCGTCTTCCTCGTGGTCGCTAATCATCTCTCTGAGTTTGCTCGCCTTGGTTTTCTTCTTGCGCTCATCGTTGCGGTTCTTCTTCTTCTGATTCAGAGCCTCTTCCATGTACGCGGGAAGGTCGTGCATCATGGCAGTCTGCATGTTTCCACCCATCTTCAGGACTTCCCAAGCCCCATCAAAAGGTCGTCCGCTCGCCACCATCGTGTCAAGCCACACCTGCGATACGTCTAATATGTTACGCTCGATGGCGGTGCGTGTCGTCGGACAACGCTGGCTTCTTCCATTCTGATTCCACTCCCATGCGTTATGTTACCGTAAGGAAGTCCGACGGCACACTGAATGCTCCTGTTTTGGTTGTAAAGGCATTACCTTTTGCGGCATTGGCTGGTAGAATAGCAACAAGTGCGTTAGGCAAGAAGACGCTCGGCAAATTAGGCTCTAAAACCGCAACTGCTAGCACTACCGCTCCTGCTGGCAAGTCCTCTCTAAGCCAAGCGATGGACTTGGCGACCGATAGCAATCCGACTCCAGCCGCTGGCTTTGGCACTAAGCCATTGGAGAACACAGCCACATCGGCGGGCAAGCAGAGCATGACCAACCTAGACGGTGGCGGCGCAGTCGGTGTAAAACCGCCAACAGATATGGGTAGCCTAAGCGCAACCGATACTACCCCTGTTTCACCACCCAAAGAAAAACCCAATCCACTTATGCGAGATAGAAACGCTGCACCGGAACAGTCTACCCTCAAGCCCGATGACCCGACCCTCTCAGCAGCAGTGGAGGAAAGTGCAGAAAGGCAAGCACAAGCCGCAGCGGATAAGAAACTAGAGGATGCTACTACATACAACGTTCCCAAGCCACTTCAGAGGGTATTCGGAGAGAAGATAGACAGAGACAAGGCACAGCACCTTGGTGCGGCTGGTATGGTGGGAGTAAAGCAGATGAAAGTAATGGCTGCTCAGAAAGACGCGGCACGCCAGCAGGAGGCGGAACGCATCGAGAGAATCGCCGAGGACGGAAGGGCTAAAGCCAATACGGGCGCGAAAGTGGCTGTGGCGTAATATGATAGCAACGACATTCAAGAAATTAGTCAAGCAAGTCGTACAGGTAGTGATAACCGACCTTCTGATGGCATTGGCGCTACTGTGCTTCATAGC